GATTACAACTAACTGATGTTAAATTTAATACGAAAATATTAATTGGTCCAGCAGAAGGTTGGTTAAATATCTATAAGGTAAAAACTAAAGACCCTACTGCATACATTTATTATTTAGCTAATGAAAATAAATCTGATGATATGCTTAGTTATGTGATGGGTATAGATTATACTTTGCATGGTACTCAATACTTTATAATTGGTGATGCCTTTACATCTGAAAATAATCAAAAGAAAGGTTATGCTTCTGCATTATATTATTCTCTTGTTAAAAAATACAATGTAAAGATTCTAAGTGATAAAGCACAGACCCCACACGGTAAAGCGTTATGGGATAATCTTAGAAAAAAAATATCTGCAAAGATTATCAATGTTAGTACTGGTGAAATATATCCAGATGATAACACCATCACACAAGATGAATTATACACAAATGATGGAATTGATAAGTACAGATTAGTTCTTGAGGATACGATTTATGAGCAGAATACATCAACGATACCGAATGTCGGTATAGGCATACTTCGTCCTTATTTAATGTTCACTGCAGATGATGATACAGGTAAATATGAATGATAAATGATTCATCAAGACTGCTATTTTTAGATTTCGACGGCGTCCTTCATCCTGACGCCGTCTACTTAGAAAAACACCGGCCTGTTCTTAAGTGTCCTGGTGAATTGTTTATGTGGGTTCCTTTACTAATTAAAGCGCTTGACCCTTATCCAGATATTAAAATAGTTTTATCAACATCATGGGCTCGAGTAAAAAGCTTTGGGAAAGCCCGTAGATATTTACCAGATGAACTACAACCCCGGTTAATCGGTGCAACCTTTCATACCCATATGAAAAATGACAATGGATATATGGGTTGGTCTACTGGTTCAGTCACCTGGTGGGATCAAGCAACACGGTACCAACAAATAATTCGATATCTAAGTAACACTGGCAAATATCCTAAATGGATAGCCATTGATGACGATGTTGATGGATGGAATTCTAGAGATTCCTACAACTTAGTACAAACTGATCCTGATACCGGTATATCAGATAATAAGGTTTTACGAAATCTTGAACAAAAACTAGCAAATATGTATACCGGTAATAATTAATCCGTGTAACCTAATAAATAATTCATACGTAAATACTATACTCTAAGTATAGTACAGCGGCACGTACTCATAATTAAGGAGAGAAAGAATGTCTGCAAAAATTTTAATCGAAGAGTTTAGCCCAGTACAAGCTAAACTTATCGAATCGGTAGATGATCAAAAGAATTACTATATGACCGGCATTATGATGCAGGCTGATCTTAAGAATGGTAATGGTCGTATTTATCCATTAGCTGAAATCACTTCTGCTGTTAATTACGCACAAAAGCGTATCAGTGAAGGTTTTCCAGTGCTTGGTGAATTAAATCACCCTGATAATTTATCAATTGATCTAAAGAATGTTTCACATTGCATTACCGAAATCAAAATGGATGGTAATGATGCTATTGGTAAGATCAAATTATTAAATACACCTAATGGTCAAATCGCCCGCGCAATTATGGAAAGCGGAGTTCGTTTAGGTGTATCATCGCGAGGAACAGGCAATGTCACAAATGAAGGAAAAGTGTCAGATTTCAATTTTGTTACTATCGACATTGTTTCCAATCCATCTGCACCTAATGCTTATCCTAACATGGTGCGTGAAGCGCTTGAGAATCAAAAAATCTTAACATTAGCTGAAGCGGTTGTGCATGACATTACTGCACAAAAGTATTTCCAAAAAGCTATTCTTGAAATGATTCAATCTTTAAAGAAGTAAACCGTGAAGACACTACAAGAACTTATAGCATTACGCAAAATTCCTGAGGCTTGTGCATCTGATGATGCATTTGAAACTTGGCAAGACGCAGTTAAGAAGAAATATCCCAATGTTGCTTCTAAACTAAAATTCAAAAACAAAGATCAGGGTAAACATATCTCTGCTGAAGTTGATGGTGAAGATCGCAGTTATGGTGTTTGGGATGTTAAAGCTTGCAAAGGTGAAGTCCTTAGTGAATCAGTAGATGATAGTGATGATATCCATGATCTTCTAGATAAATGGATGGATGCTAATCGTGTACACAGTTTTGAAGGTTACAGTGCAGTACCTAATCTAGAAAAATTAGTACGGGCATTAAATCCTGATTATACTTCATTAGAAGAATTCCTAGCAGATAATTCTGGCGCTTGTGAAGCCATGATTAACTGGATTCAGGAATCAAATATGAAAGAATGGGTTGAAGCACTCAAATCACAACTTGACAACGAGGAATAGAAATGACAACACTACAAGAACTATTAGCTCTTAATGAAGCTACCAAAGAAAGCAAAACCGAATGTAAGTTTAAAAAAGGTGATGCTGTTCGTTTAACAAAAGCAGCTTTTAAGAAAGCTAGCAAAGCAGAAGATGCTAAAATGGGCGCTCCTGATGCATCAGCAAAAGTTAAAGCTGATATGTTTGGTGGTACCAAGTTTACATTCTCTAAAGACTTCCATGGCAAAAAGATGTGGGATGCCAAGGATTTAGAAGCTGCAACAGTGTCAGAAGAAATTATTACTGAAGCTGCAGAGTATGCAGATTCTTCAGAGTTTACTGAAGACTTTACTGATATTTCTGCGCAATTAGCTAAGATCAAGAAGACTATGAACACTGCAAAGTGGAAAGCTTGGTTAAAAGTTACCGATGAAAATTATAGCACATCCTGTGTTGCTAAGGGTCAAGTGGCTTTCAAAGCTATTGATGCAGCAATTAAAGCATACGATGATTTCGATAAAGAAATGATGAAAGCAGAGTAATAAATAAGATTAGACCAGTGCCACTATTTGGTGGCACTGTATTTTTAGAAGGAGATACCCATATGGCAGACAAGAAAGAAATTTTGCAATCAATGTTGAATAACCTTATCAATGACAATCATACGGAAGCCACAGTTGATAGTCATGCTTATTTTTCACAGAAAATGAAAGAGGTTATGGGCGGCAAGGTAGATGAACCTATCGTTGCAGATACCACCATTGTTGATGACAATATTGAATAAAACTCATTAAAATGATGAGCGCGAGGTGAAGAACCTCTATCATTCGATAAATAATTCATCACGAATTAATAATAACGGTGCGCATGAAATATTACGTCTATGAAACAACCTGTTTAGTAAATGGGAAAATTTACATAGGCGTTAGTTCAAGCGTTAATCCGTTCACTCATACTTATTTTGGAGGTGGTAAAGCTGTTAAGCGAGCATTTTCTAAATATGGTATTGATAAATTTCAAAAACGAATTTTATTTATTTTTGAAAATGAAAAAGATGCATTTGATAAAGAACGTGAAATTGTAAACGAAGATTTTATCAAATGTAAAGATACATACAATTTATGTATTGGTGGGAATGGTGGTAGAGGTCCTGCATTATGTAAAACCGATGAAAGTCATAGATTAAGCCATGAAAAAGCATCTATAACCCGAATCGGTAGAACAAAAGATAATAATGCAGGGGTATTATCACAATCAATAAAGATGAGTGGTAGAACAAAAGAAACACATGATGGAGTACGAAGAATATCAGAAGCTAGAAGATTAAAGGTTGGTGAAAAATCGAGTAATTCAAAGCTTTCTGATTTTGATAGGATCCAGATTATAGAATATCGCAATATTGGAATGATGTACAAGGATATCAATAAATTGTATCCACATATGTCGTTAAGTGGTATTAAAGGAGTAGTTGGTAAAAACAAATCACTTTAACTGTCGTTTTGTACTAAAAATGTATTTTCAGTATAAATAAATTTGTTAAAGTATATGGACAAAAGGAGACATAGATGGATGAAATTTTAAAGAAACTTCTCGAGTCTGAACTGCTAAGTGAAGAAACGAAAAACGAGGTATCAACACAGTTTAATGCATTTGTTGAAGAAACAAAGCAAAAGCTCCGTGAAGAAACTACCCTCGAGGTTCGTACTGAGCTTGCAGAACAGTGGGTCGCCGAACGTGACGCCCTTATCGAGAAAATCGACATCTTTTTTGAACAACGTATCACAGAAGAGCTAGTCGAGTTGAAGAGTGACATCGATCGATTCCGTGATCTCGAAGCCGAATACGCCGAAAAGCTAGTAGAGGAAAAGCGTACGTTAGCTGAAGAGGTTGCCAAAGATTTAGATGGCCTAGTTGACAAGATTGATTCATTCTTCGAAGTTCGTTTGACTGAAGAACTTGAAGAACTAAAAGAAGATTTGAAGACTGTTCGTGAAAACGATTTTGGTCGTCGTATCTTCGAAGCATTCGTTAATGAATTCGGTAAGAATTTTGTTGATGAAGAATCTGTACATACTAAGTTAAATGTAACAGAAGGTAAGCTTCGCGATGCATCTAAGCGCTTAGCTGAAGTTGAAACTGAAAAAACGAAGATGCTTCGTGAAAAGAAAATGGAAGAAGTTTTAGCACCATTGTCTGGCAGCAAGCGTGAGCAAATGTCGTTTATTCTTCAGAATGTTGAAACTAATAAACTACAGGAAGCTTATTCACTGTTTATTGGTCGTGTATTAAAGGAAGCAAAAGAAGTCGTAACTCCTGTTGCCATCACTGAATCTGCTGCAGTCGTTGAAGCTGTTGTTGAAGTTGCTCCAGCTACTACTATTGCTACTGGTGATAAGGAAGTTATCATAACTGAAGAGCAACAACAACAGAAATCCGTCGCTGACGGTCGCAAGCGTGAGCTTGAGAAAACGTTACGCCTTGCTGGTGTAATGTAATTTTTTTAGTCTAAAGAACAGAGGAGATTTAATATGGAATTATTTGAAAATTGGCAAGAGACTAAGGAAGCTCTCCTTGAAGGCCTAAGTGATCGTAAAAAGGCATTCATGAAGCCTATCATGGAAAATGTTAAGGACAGCATTAACGAGGCCGTTACCAATGGTACTGCTGTTGGTGCAGTTAGCAACTTCCAAAAGATTGCTATACCGATGATTCGTCGTATCATTCCTGGTACGATCGCATCTGAAATCGTTGGTGTTCAGCCAATGTCTGGTCCAGTCGGTCTTGCTTACTCATTGCGCTTCGCTTATGCTGAAGGTCTTGACGTAGGTGCTGCTGGTGCTGGTGCTGAAGACATCGCTTCTGGTGATGAAATCTTCGCAAACAACAGCAAGACACGTCGTTTTTATTCTGGTGGTCCTAAGGCTGGTCCTGCAAATGGTTTCGCAGCTTCTACAGACGACTACGAATCCTACGGTGGTCGTTCACTCAAGCTTGAAGTCCTCAAGCAAACCGTTACTGCTGGTTCGCGTAAGCTCCAAGCAAAATGGTCTATCGAAGCTTTGCAAGATCTTTCGAGCCAGCATGGTCTTGATCTTGAAGCTGAAATTACCGCAGCTCTTTCCGCCGCTATCACCTCAGAAATCGACCAAGAAATTGTGTCTGATCTAGTTGCTCTAGCTGGTACCGTTGAAACCTTCGACATGTCAGGCGCTGGCTTCACTGGTGTTCCTAACTATGTTGGTGATCGCCATGCAGTTCTTGGTGTTCTCGTAAACAAGGTTGCAAACGAAATCGCACGTAAGACCCGTCGTGGTGCTGGTAACTTCGCAGTTTGTTCACCAGTTGTTATCTCAGTGCTTCAATCCGCTGCTAAGTCCGTGTTCGCTCCTGCTGTTTCTGGTAGCTTCATCGGTCCTAACGACACCAAGCTTGCTGGTGTTCTAAACGGTTCTATCAAGATGTACAACTACATCTACGCTGATGGTGGTGCAAACAGCCCACTAGGTGCAGCTGCTGATAGCGACAACATCCTTATCGGTTTCAAGGGTGGTGCTACTGAAATGGATACAGGTTACTTCTATTGCCCATACATTCCTTTGATGTCAAGCAACGTTGTTATCGATCCTTCGACGTACAACCCACAAGTGTCACTCATGACTCGTTATGGTAAAGCAACATTCACCAATACGGCATCGTCACTTGGTAATTCCGCCGATTACTACGGACGCATCACGGTCAAGAATCTCGCTTTCATCTAATCGATAAAGCACGTAGTAGTAAAGCATTAAAACTGCACTCTTCGGAGTGCAGTTTTTTCGTCCGTAAATAAGTAAACATTAAAATTCTAAATATGATATAATTAAATGTTGATTTGAATAGAAAATCTTATGCCTCTTATTTGCCCGATATGCGAAGCCTCACTGTCGAAAATAGATAAACAGCATCTACGGATGCATGATCTTACTTTAGATCAATATAAAATAACATATCCTGATGGTCCATTTGGATATTCAGAAGAATTACGCGCAAAAAAATCAGGTAAAAACCATCCGCTGACTGGTAAGAAGAGACCTAAAGAACATTGCGAAAAAATATCAAGTGGTATGAAAACACTATGGGAGACATGGGAAGCAACTGATAAACAAAAAGAACATGCAGCACAGATGGGAATGAAAGATGGAATATCAGTTAATAAAGGTAAGCCAAGACCTAAATCTATAAAGTATCGTAAAGCACAGTCTGAAAGATTGCTAAGCCGGTATAAAATGAAACCGAATGAAGGTGAACATTTTTGGCATCTTAGAAATACCATGAATAAATGGGCTACATTCTCAGAAGATTGTAGTCATCATAACTTTATCTTTACATGTTTAACCTGTAACACGACTTCTAAATCGTCTCTGCGAAATATGCATAGACATGAATATTCTCAAACACTGTGTAAAACCTGTTATCCTAATGAGAAAACAAGCTCTAAAGCTGAACGTGAGATCGGTGATTACATTCGCTCATTAGGTATTTTAGCTACATCAAATGCTAGAGGAATATTGAGTGATGCTGGAGAGATAGATATTTTTATTCCTTCATTAAACATCGGGATAGAGTATCATGGTCTTTATTATCATTCATGGCCACAATTAACTGATACTAAACGACACCGTAGAAAGTATGAGGCTGCTAGAGATAGAAACATTCATCTTATTCAAATATTTGAAGATGAATGGACAGAACATCCAGAAATCGTAAAAGCCCGATTACGCACGGTTCTTCAATGTAAATCTATGAAAATATATGCTAGAAAATGTATCGTTAAGAAAATCGAGCATTCTATTAGCGAAGCTTTCCTAAATGAATATCATATACAAGGTGGACGGGTTAGAACAGGTAGAAATTATGGTCTATTTTATAATGATGAACTTATTAGTGTGATGACATTCTCAGCACCTCGTAATGCCATGAATCATAAATCTGTTGATGGTATAAAAAAATTAGAGCTGGTGCGTTATGCAACAAAGGCTGATACTTCAATAATAGGTGGTATGAACAAGATACTAAAAGCTGTAATAAAGGATGAGAATCCTGCAGTGATAGAATCATGGGCCGATCTTAGGTGGGTGAATCCTCATAGCAATACTTATCTGCGTAACGGATTTAAACTAGTAAGTGAATCGATATTAGGATATTTCTATACTGATTATGTGAAACGTTTTCATAGATTCGGTTTTAGAAAACCAGCAGATTGCCCGTTAGGTATGAAAGAGGGCGAATATTGGGCAACAAAAGGTTTCTTTCAAATTTGCGATTGTGGTCAACAATTGTATGAGTTGACGTTAGTAGTATAATTCCGCATCTGCTTCCCATTCACTTACCCCAAATGCGGCATTAGTGTTTGCATCGGTTGTTGCATTATAGCAAAACTGTAAATCACCTATAGCTTCGGCAGTCTGTTTTTTCGTCCATAAATAGATCATATATGAAGTATTGTTATGAAACTATCTGAAATTAAAAATGTGAATGAGTGGTATATAGGTAACCTGTCACCTATGACTATAGATGAATTTGAGAAATTTATGCCGTCTGCAGAAAAATTACCAATTACTATTCATTATGGTCAGGATGACAGCGCGCCGCATGTGCATCTATGGAAACATGATTTAGGTGCTGGATATTTTGCATTAATATTTACATATACCCGAGATAAAACTGAAACGGTATTCGGCGGTGCAATGTTAACACCAGTTAAAGCACCACATACCAAAAATATTTATCAAGTAAGTGAAATAAATATTCCCGATGATATGCAAGGTAAAGGATTTGCAACTAATTTGTATGCCACATTAGTTGTTGATATGAATATAAGATTAATAAATTCACGACAACTATCAGGCAAATCTGAAAAACTGTGGATGAAATTAGGTAGCTATTCTCAAAATCATTTTTATAAAGCTATCTGGGATAAAAAATTAGATAAAGAATATCCATTATCTGATATAGGAAAGAAAACAGAAGATGGAGTAGAGATTTTGCATCCACAAAAAGATGACGATAGAAGTGTAATTGACAATAAACAGCGATTCTTCTTTATGTTAACTTCAACTCGTGAGGCAAAGACTGTTGAAGACTGTGAAAAATATTTCAAAACATTAACAGAGCAGTTTAATGAACGACAACGTTTCGGTGAAAGTTATTTTTCAACTACCTACTATTTACCAGGTGATGAGTGAAAATAGTTGTTTACTTTTAATCATAAGTATGATATAATGTCTATGTAGTAAAGTAAAAGTGTAGTACAAACCGTTGTAATTAATCTCACACGAGAAAAGGAAAGCCACATGGCACATAGCAAACAAACAGTCGAAAAAGTCACGCGTTTCTTGATCAAAAAAGCTCAGGAACGTCAAGCAGTGGTGTATGCCGATGTTGCAAAGGCATGCGGGTTGCCAACTACTGGTAGTCAGCTTGGTCAGTCCTTAGGACCAATCCTTGATGACATCAACACCTGGTGTATGCATCGCGGCAATCCAACGCTTTCTGCGTTGGTCGTACGTAAATCTGGCGAAGATCAAGGTCTGCCAGGAAAAGGGTTTTGGGACCTCGTAGCACCACAGCTCACAGACCGCGCGTCAAAACACATCTATCTTGATGCGGTTCACACACAACTTTTCAATTATTACGAGATGTACTGATTGAAAAGTAGTACAAAGGCTGTTTCGACAGCCTTTTTTGTGGGGGATATTCAAAGAATACATGAATTGCAGATGCCCCAACACGACCGACCGGTCGTGTTGTGATCAATTACTTATCGATTGAGATACCGACGAGTGCATCTTCGAGAAATGCATCTTCAATGTAACGTAGAAGATTTGCTTTGTACTGGTCAATATATTCTGTTTGCTCATCAGCACCTACAGAAACGATTCTGTCACCATCCATATATTTTCTGTGAGTCTTCATCATTGCATACTTACGACCTTCTTCAATGACGAGACTCCATGCAGCAGTACGATACTTATCAGTCTTGACGACAGCTTCAATTACCTTTTCCATATCTTCGGGTTTCATATCATCTCCATTCAATTATTTTTGATAGTTTAAGAATAATACTTTAAATGCTTCAACACTTTCCAATGGAAGATTGTAAATATCATCTTCTTTTTCAATAGGTGTCCACCTGTATACTCCAAATGTGAGTGCGGCCGGGTGATGTTCAGTATAAGGTTGAATATCTCGACCGCTAACCCAGAGTACCTCGTGCTTGTATTTTATTTCTAGCAAAACTTGCCGCGAAAGAATACTTTCATAGAAGACATATCATATTCGTCTTCATGAATGTGTGTTTCTATTTCTTTGCTTTGAACACACATTAAATAACCATCTTTGTTCTGGTACTGTTTGGTACAGTAATCTGGTGAGTTGACAATGAAGCCATGAGAAGAGATTTTCTTAATGTCAATATCGATATGGGTAATGACCTCACCAACGATATATTCAGGTTCTTTTGTCAAACTGAGAACCTTGTCATTACTGATATTCTTGAAAAACCTTAGCACTGGTAGTTGATCACATAGTGCAGCAACAATATTCTTAATCATCATTTTAGCCTTTAAAGTGATCAGTACCAGGTGTGGATGGAATTTCAGTATGTTTGCCACGGGTATCAAAGTTCGCAGCAATGAGTTCATATTCGCGCTGGCAAAATGCTGTGCTTGACATATTGAGAAGAGTTGCAGCTGATGTCATCCACATATCTTCATACATACCAAGGTAATGAAGACCGAGACATTTCCAAGCATTGTCAAGTTCATCAAGATCGTTGATAGTTGGAGCAGCTGCGCAAAATTCCATAGCTAGCTTCTTGAACTCTTCAAAGTTACATTTGAATGACATTATGCTTCCTTCGTCACGGAAAAAATAATAGATGATGCACCGGATTTATTGGATTCGGTGTGAATTACACCATATGCGAAGGTACTGCATTTATACTTCAATGCATGCCCGATAGCTTTTGCAAGTTGCTCTTATTAACAATAAGAGCTTCTTCAATATTCATATCAACTATGAAATTACCATCTTGTTTGAGGTGTTCCATTTGATATTTCCTTAATCATTAGTTTATATGATTATTATATCATGGAACACCGAAAAGTAAACTACTATTTACATTAGATATTATTCTTTTCCCAATTTGCAATACTCTTTGACTCATAAGAGTATCCTTTACCGACCTGTATACCACAGAAGGTAATAGTTTTTACGATATGTCCATCAAAATCGAAATCATCATATTCATAGAATGTTGGGTTGAATCCAATGAATACGAACCATTGCTCAACGATGTGCCAAGGTTCTAAATCGAAATAGGCATTCTTAAAATCTTCCCATTTCCGTCGATAATCGAAATATACACCCCAATTATGTGTATAAATCCTATTTCCTAATTCTGCCTTCATTCCATTTTCTCCACATATCATTTATGTATAAATTAAAAATATCAGGTTCAGTGCGACCATAGTCCTGATAGAATTGAACAATACTACCATTCTTTACAAAATCACTGTGCGATAATGAGAATGCTTTGCTACGTGATACACCTAATTCTACTAGCTCGTTAAAGAAATCGTCTCTAAACCAAAGACGATCAACCCAAGCAAGAAATTCAAAATTATGATTCATAATCTATTCTGTTAACGAATTTTATTGGATTACATTCATTTCCATAACCTACAACATATTCAGATCTACCAATTTTATAAGTGTCTTCATTCCAATGAGTTGATGAATGTGACCTAATAGGGTCAAGACCATTAGCAACTATATTCAGAACAATATCTCTAACCGTCTTATCAAGCTCAGTTAAAATGATACCTTTGGTAAGAGTGCGAACAATTTCTCTAGCCGTTTTAGTTGTCATCAAATCACCGTGATAAGAATTAGACACTGAGGAATTAGATACCGTAGGTATCTTTACCATTTTCGGTTTCTTAATGTTTTTGTTATTAACATCACATTTTGGGGTAGTCAATTCTTTGAGATATTGAAGTGCTTCATCTTGGTCATCAAAGAATGCCGGATTATCGTGTTTCTTTAACCATTCAGCATTGACACATTGACCCATAGTTCTAAATCCAGGCGATCGATTGTAAACACTGTAACCCCAAATTACAACATATTCAATACCTTGATCACGATTCACCTGTAATTTGCAGCAAAGCATCGATGGAAAACAATCAGGTCCATCAATACACCACAGGATTTTATTGTGTGATGATGGTGAAAACGGATCAAGCTTAGCCATAATTAACGTCCTTAAAATATAATTCTTCATTTATTATAACACACCTGACTTAATAAGTAAATAGATTTGATAGGTAATCATAAATATCATTGTAACTATAGGAGAAAGCATGGGTAGAAATTTATCATCGAAATTGCGCGAAATGATGAAAGGCATTTATATGCATTGGTGTCCAGGATGTCAAACCCGTCACACTATTGCAGTAGATAAACCTAATACATATAATGGTTTACAGTGGTCATGGAATGGAAATGCAGAAAAACCGACATTTACACCAGGCATCATCATAACAGATCGTTGTTATTACACTATCACTGATGGTATGATCATTTATGATAGTAGATCGATTCACAAGTATTCGGGTCAAACACTAGAATTACCAGATTTTCCAGATTGGAGTAAACGTAAAGAGGACCCAGATAGGATAGAAAAATGAAATTGCAGTGCTTGTATTATGCATTAGATAAATGGAACGAAGACGGTGGATATATCGTTTTTCGCAAAAGCACACATTGGTGTATGCCACACGTATTACACCTAAATAACAAAACAAATGAATTAACCCATTATGTTCCTCCAGCAGATTTAACTTATCCCTGGTATTCAATGTTTGGGTTCGAAGGATTTATAAAGCATGGAGATACTGAAGAATGTGTACCTGTTGACACATTATGCATGTTTTTTGGAACATTAGCATTAGTGATATTTGGTACCATTTGGTTTATACACCGAACATTGATAACCCGATCTAATAAGCGTCGACGTCAACGAAGAAAAGATAGATCAAATAAGTATGTTTTTCGTCGATCAACAACTAAACTATAAATAACATCATACTAAACATAAAAACAAAAACAACAATTGAAGGACAGCGTAAGCTGTCCTTCTTTCTTTAGTGTGATTCAACTATAAATAAATCTAACTCTTATATGTTAGATTTTACTCATGTCCACCAATGAAGAACATAGAAATAAAAGATCACAAATAGCACTAGAACGCAGAATGTCACCTGAATGGAATAGTTGGTCAAACTATAACTTTAAAGTTCGTTCTGCAACACTCAAAAACTACCGTAGAAATACGGATCTCATAGACCCATGCAGAATTCGGTCCTATTCAAATCATATTGACCATATTGTTCCTGTGGTTTACTGTTTCAAAAACAATATACCTGCTGAAATATGTAGCTCGATTGATAATCTCCAAATGTCAACAATGTTAGAAAATTGTAGTAAGGGTGGTAAGTTGTCTGATAAAGCCCGTGAGCTATTATCGTTATGGGGCTATCCAATAATTGAATAAGTGTTTACATCTGCTCTAAATCAGTATATAATGTTTCTATACTGATGATAGAGGAAATAATGATGACTGAACATCAAGCTATTAAATCTTTATGGGCTTTTGCAACATTTTTGATAGACCAGGAAGGTGATATTGCTGTACCGATAGCCTGTTTTATTCGAAATGAAGAACACGAATTTATGAGCGCAAACAAGTTTCCAGATAAGGAAACATTTGCAGCTGCTATTCGTCAATTCTCAACGGGGTTTACTATTGTTGGATTAATATCCTCTGCTTGGATGGTTAAAGTAAAATCGCGTAGTGATGTAGACAGTGTTATTCCTAGTCAGCATCAAAATAAAGAAGAAATTATTTTGATAACTGTCAAATCTAGAGAACTTGAATTATGTGAAATTGCTTCATTGCTGACAAGTGAGACAGGCGAACGAACACTTGGTAAAATAACACAATCTGGTAGTAATTTGATTAATCGGTTTTTTGATGGTGTATTTGAAACTGTACATTAAGGGAGATTTATTTGAAGAAGAATTTTATTGTTGATGAACGCATTGTGATAAATCGTACTGCTAGCCCGATTTTAGATGGGGCACATGGTACTATCGTGGGTAAAAGCTCAATTGATATCACCGATACTTACATTGTGTTGTTAGATAAACAACTTGATAGCTCTTATCCGTGTCAAAATGCTAAAGCTATAACCATACCCGAGGGTTGCCTCGATCTTTGTTTCGAGGGATAATGTGAATAATATAGGACTTTTAGGGTCTATTTTTGCGCAGATGGTTCAGAAACCTGAAATCTTTGTTAAGAAACCTAGTCGTAAGCAACCAAAGCAACCAGCGAGCGATGCTCGATTATTAGCAGTTGGTCAAACTGCGCTGGTTAAAAAGCAAAGACGTGATGCTGAATATTGTAATGTAATCAATCAACACCCATATTGTACTGCTGCAATAGTAGCTGAAAAATTGATAATTGCTGTTGATACCGCGAATAGACGTATTCGTGATTTGCGCGTTGAAAAATTGGTAGAACCACAGTCACATTTGAAAGTTAATCCTGTGACCGGTCGCAAATACAAACATGGATTTGAGTGGCAATTAACTAGTAAAGGTAAAGCATTTTTACTTGCTCAACAAATGAAAGATAAACAATAATGACACCTCTTCTTATCACATTGACAGCACCATCCGCTGCAGGTAAAAGTTTTCTTTTCGATAAGATGATGAAACACGGATTTGATCATCTTGTTAGTACAACTACTCGTAAAATACGAGCAAATGAAAAAGAAGGTGAAGACTACTTTTTCATTTCGAAGGCCAAAAGTTTGGCACTGGAAAAGGATAAGAAGTTTGTAGAACTTGTCGAATTCAACGGTGTGCGTTATGGTATTACACATGACGAATTCGATAAAAAGTTTGCAATGAATGTGCCTATTGTGTCAATCGTAACGCCAGAAGGCGTTGACATTTACAAAAAGCTAATAAAGAAAATTGATGGTAGATTGTTGATGGTGTTCATTGATGTGCCAGAAGCACTGCGCTTGAAACGACTAAATGAGCGATTGATGACTAATTTAGATGGTGCTAACACCAAAGACGCGGCCGATATTATCACTGCACATACTGAGCGAATTATTAAGGTTGTCACCGAAGAACGTGAATGGAAGAAAGCACAAAAATATGATATCACAGTATCAGGTGAAGATGCCTCTGCTGCAATGTCTAAAATTCAAACTACTATTGATAAGATGAAATGAGGAAATGATATGAGTTTCACTGATAGTTTTGGTGATCGTATGAAAACCTATGAACGTACTTCGCAGTTACATTTAATGCGCAGAACGCCAGTAATTATTCGTTTGGATGGCATATCATTTCACACTTATACTCGAGCATTCTCAAGACCATTTGATACGATATTGCACGAAGCAATGTTAAAAGCGACAGCCGCATTAGTTGCAGGTATTCAAGGTTGTGTTTTGGGTTATACACAGTCAGATGAAATCAGTTTGTTAGTGCGAGATTGGGACACATTGCAAACTGATGCTTGGTACGGATATAATCTTCAAAAATTAGTCTCAGCCAGCGCAGCGATTTGCACATATGCATTCAATCAAGCTATCAGTAAAGCTGTTGCTAATGGTGATATTGTTGTAAATACACCGGCATTATTTGACAGTCGTGCATACAATCTCCCAAAAGAAGAAGTATGTAACTACTTTATATGGCGGCAATCTGATGCATCACGTAACAGTATCAATTCACTTGCACAGTCAATGTTTAGCCACTCGTCATTGCAAAATTTGAAAATATCGGCAGTTCACGATAAATTGATGCTTGAGAAACAGGTTAATTGGAATGATCTCGATACATGGAAGAAGCGCGGATCGGCAGTTTGGAGACGTGAAGATATCGGGGTAATTGTTGATCGCGAAATTCCGATTTTTACACAAGATCGTGAGTATGTAGATGATCACATTTATCTTTCATCAATTGAAACAGAGGATAGTCAAAATGCGGCATGAGCAATTACTTAAAGAACTACGAGCGGTAACGTATGGTCATGGCGCATTTGGTGAATCTGAAAGCTATCAGCCTTGTAGTTTGCAGTTAAGAGCTGCAGCTGCAATTGAAGAAGAAATGAAACGTGTTGAAGAAGAGCTTAAAAAGGCTGCATTGTTTGCGTTATATAATCGTGGTTGTCCACCAACTAAAGACCAATGGTGGAATTTTATTTATGCGGCATTGAGCATTTCGTCACCGTCTGATATAGAGGATAAGTAAATGGATAACAAAGTTTTTAATGTAAATGGCAAATCATACGAAATGCTTGTTGATACCCTTAAGTTGAAATTTGCACAAGATGGACCAAATTGCAGATGTAAAGGATGGGTCATTTCAAAAAAGGGATTTATTCTCTATTGGTATAGCAAAGATTCAAAAGATGTTGTTCCATTACCTCCTCCTGGTCTGACTGCAGAAGAGGTCGCGCCACTTGTTTTTTCTTGGTTAAGCAGTTTAAAGCATGATGATTTAGAATTTATAGAAATGTCAGATTTCGACAAAAATCTTAATCACGATGGATCGAATTCTTTAGGTTGGCGTGTATATTGTGAAGATTGGGGACGTGTAAATGGTGATTCATCTGCCATTTGTGCAATTAAACCTGCATATATGTGGCACGGTAAATAATCGGTCTGTATGAAAATATTCTCATCTATATGGAATTTTTTCGCATACAAACCACCAAATAAAAAGGAAGTAAAAATGATTGATAGCTATTCTGCAGAAAATCTTGAATCAATAGAAGAACGAATTTCATTTCTGGGTTATACCATCGGGTTGACAGTTAAACGATTGCAAAATCAACAATATGGTTTATTACGTGAATATGGCCATGCGCAAATGGGCGGCGCATTAGACAAAATCAAAACAGAACGATTAGCTCTTATTCTCGAAGCTGAAGCTATTCGTGAATTTATGAAGGGTTAATATGGCGCGGTGGACAAAACCTGTAGTAGTAATTATAGACCTCGAAGCCACGTGCTGGGAAGGTAATCCACCACTAGGTCAAATGAATGAAATTATCGAAATTGGTGTATGTCAATTTCATTTTATCTCTGGTGAAATTACAGATAAGCAGTCTCTGTTGGTGAAACCGGTAGATTCAACAGTCAGTGAATATTGCACCCACCTCACTACTATCACTACCGAATTATTGCTTACAGAAGGTAAATCATTTTCAGAACAGCTTATTGCACTGAATGAACAGTACCGACCACAGCAAAAGATATTTGCGTCTTATGGTGACTACGATAAAAATATGCTTATCAGACAATGTACTCGATTACGTTTAGATAATCCTATGGCTCATAGCATTCATTTAAATGTTAAAACGTTGTTTGCTATTAAACATAAGTTGCAAAAAGAAGTAGGTCTTGATAAAGCATTGAACATTGCAGGCATAACATTAGAAGGCACTCACCATAGAGGGCACGATGATGCATACAACATTGCAAAGCTTTTGAAATCCATTATGTGATTGCGTTAAAGAGTTGTTTACTTTTCTTTAATCATATGATATAATTACTATATGATGAATTAAAGCGAAGAGGTTGATATGGCAACTGCTAATAAAATGCTCAATATGTATGTTGCAAATTATTTTGCTGCCTTGTATAAATGTCAGCATTATCGTGATACATCAGGCCATGCATATTTCAAAGCACTTCACAATTTGGTTATGGCTGATCCTAACGGTAACATTAAAGAACTCGGTAGAGTTATGTCTGCTAATGAAATCCGCAGAATGATAGGAAAAACATCGCGAATTCTTACATCTCGGTGCCATGAAATTTTGAATTCGACTCTTCGTAGGAATGACAGTAATGTTGAAGACAATATTCGGTTGCTTTTATTGAGATTAGAATTAGATACAGAATTTGAAGCTGTTGCTCATGGCATACAGATGTGCTCAGGACCAAATGATGATGTTGCAAACAGTATCAATTATCTGTTAAGTCAATACGATAGTCGCTCTCCACTTTTCATTAGGTGAAATATGAACCCGTTATTTTATTGTGGTGTTATGACCTGTGATCATTCACAATGGGATGCATTTGCCATTATCATTATTGCAGTGTTCATTGCATTAGGATTATTTATCGCTATTGATAAATTAACAGGGTTCTTGGATTCTTTAATAGGGATAATGATGACTGACAATGAAGAAACACCGAAGCTGGTATATTTTATACAACCTGATTACAATAATCATTCATATTTGATTGGTGATGAAATTCGAAAGGTGCAACAGATGTTAGGTCGAGATATCATTATTATTGGTAGTGATATAGATCATTCGCAGATAATGCAGCGCATGGTACTATCAGTAATGGCTCTTACTGCACCTAGAATAGTAGATGATTATGTATTGCCAGAAATAAAAACAAAAGAACCGCCGTATTATCAAAAATTTAATGGATCAAAATTAAACAAACGAAAGAAAAGGTGAAATGATGAATCAATTTTGTGCTTTCCCAAGTATTGAGCAATATCGTAATGCTATTCGTAATGTGAAGCAGCACGTTTCATATGCAGGCAAGGATGAGAATGGCGATCCAGTGTATGCACATTCTATTGCACCAAAACTCAATTATGTTGGTACTGTAAAACTGCATGGAACAAATTCAGCAGTTGTCCAGAAGGGTGATAGCATCTGGTGCCAGAGCAGAAACAATATCATTACTCCTGAAAAGGACAATGCCGGCTTTGCTCGTTTCATTACTGAAGAAATCGGGTTTGATGCATTCAAGCCACTTTTTGAATATCATCGTCAACTTGCTGGCATTGGACCAAACAGTACTATTGCCATTTACGGTGAATGGTGTGGTAAGGGCATTCAAAAGAAGGTTGCTATTGCAGAACTACCCAAGATGTTTGTTATCTTTGCTGTGAAGGTATTTGACGATTCCAATAATGGTGATCGTGAAACTTGCCAGCAATATTGGCTTCGAAAGGAAGAAATTAGCAAGATGTTTTTGGTAGGTGCTAATGTGTTTAACATCTATCAATTTCCGCATTTTGATATGGAGATTGATTTTGAAAACCCACATATTGCTCAACAAAAGCTTGGTGAATTGACCATGGCCGTCGAAAAGGAATGCCCCGTCGGTAAGTACTTTGGTATCAGTGGTACTGGCGAAGGTATTGTCTGGTCATGCATTGATGAGAATTTCCGTTCTAGCAAGTTTACTTTCAAAGTAAAGGGCGAAGAGCACCAATCCTCAAAGGTTACTACTCTTGCTTCTGTTGATGTTGAACGTGTGAACGGTATCAAGGAATTGGTAAGCAATTTGGTTACTGATCAGCGGTTACAGCAAGGTATCGATTACCTGACTGAACAGCATCTTGAAATTGATCCGAAAAATATGGGACCATTTTTGAAGTGGGTGGCTAATGATGTGTTTAAGGAAGAAATGGACACCATCACTGAAAATGGTTTTGAACAGAAGGATTTGGGTAAGGAAATTTCCAATAAGGCACGTATTTGGTTCTTGACTTACATCAACAATAACTAAACCTTCCACCCACTTGGCATAACGGGGATCTTACATAGATCCCCGATGTGGGGTACAGAGTGATCGTTTAGCACGTTGTACATCAGATACAGATGATTCAGCGAATTTGAATCCATTGCATGGTTATTATATTTGCGGATAATACCACCAATAGTTTCACTTGGTCCAAACCTATGTTCTTTAATCTGCATCTGATATCCCTTTTATTACCAACGTTGGTCTAATTCAATATCCTTAGGAACAATTTTGCCGCCATCCATACCTAAGTAGATTTTTATTTCACTAATTACTCTATGACTCATCATCTCTTTTTCTTCTTCAGGTGTAAGTTTGGCAGGATCACGTGATTTTCTAAGTTCCTGATATTTTTCAAAAATATCTTCAAACTCTTTATATGCCTTTTTATACTCTACGGTATTCGTATTTACCTTATAAGTAATGTACGATCTGTCACTGTCCCATTTCTGTGCAACACCGGTACGAAGATGTCTAAACTGGATATAGTCATTATGGTAATCATAGGTAATGCCTGCAACCTTAATCTTATCCAAATATCCCTTATCGATAATTGTATGAATAATATCAACAGGCGATTCAACATCTACGGCTTTTGACGATTTGTATTTGTCAAGACGCAGTTGAAATTGTTCTTTAATTTTTTTCTGATAAGCAGCAAAATCACTATCAGTGGTTTTTGGAATTACACCCTGTCTACGTTCTTTGTGAGCAACAGTTGCTTTTATTCTTCCCTCATCCATACTAATAACTTCTACATCCATTTGAATCTTAGCTGCTTTGTAATAAGCAAATATTGCATTAATGATTTTAGTTAACTGTTTATCGTCAATGCTTTCTACAGTATGAACCGATGTTGGCTTATCAGTAAAACCGATTTTACCCATTAATGATGCTCTATACGAACTACGACCACCAGGATTCACGCTAGTTGAATCTTTTGTAATGAGAGCAGGAAATGCAGCATTAACCTTATTCAATTCTTGAAAATCTATACCAACACTATATTGTGTTACTGCAGTACCCCATGTACCTCTACTTTTATGAAGTGTTTTAATAAACAGACCGACTTGGTTATTTCCGTTTTTAACTAGAATACCGGCAACGTCTTTTTCTCCAATTACGCTTAAGAATTCAGCGGCATTCTTTATGCTTTTTGGTGTAAATTGTGACTCAGGTCCAATGTTTCTACTCAATGTTGGAACAGAAACATTTCTATTGTAGTCTTCAATTTTCTCACCCCGTCTTTCGTGGTCTTTAATCTTCCTTTTATCAATTTGGGTTTTACTAGAAGCTTTTAACACTATCGAAAATTTTCTTTCTATTTTCTTTAATGTTCCTAAATCTTCTAGTAATAGTTCTTCATCAGTAAGAGATTGATTTATTTCTTTGATCATATTCATAGCGATGCCTTAAATATTATGAGTGGTAAGTAGATATGTTATTTATTGACTGCACTTTCTTATTTGATACTTATGATTAACACCAGCAATAAATAAGCAAACAATCATTTAATTAGTGGGAAAATAAATGTCTACATCATATCAACTTACTGCTTATGACTTAGTTAATGAGTCTCTTACGATTCAACTCAATATGAGTTATCCTAATCCTGCAGATAGAACAACCTTTTTAGTTTCATGGTCAGACCCTCGTTCCACCAATGCCTATGACGGGTGTATCGTTTTAGTTAGTACAAGACCTGCTACTATAGCAACGCGACCTGAAGACGGTGCTCGCTATAATGCATCATCCAATTTGTTAATGCCAGCTTCGACAATAAATGGTGCAGTTGTAGCTGCTGCATTATACTCTGATAAAGTTACTCGTTCAGTAACTGTTACAAATGCTGATCCATCATCAGTTTACTACGTATCAATGTATGCTGTTTCAAATATTCTTCAATACCATGCAGACGGTATTCGTGCATACCCACTAGATGCTACACAGCTCAAAACCGATACTGCACAAATTGCTGGTGAATTTGATTCAGAAACTGTTCCGCCGGTAACGCCAGCTATGGGTCAGGTTTACTACAGCCCTATTAGTAACAGTGTCCAAATGTGGAATGGCGCAATGTGGATTCCTGCTGGTACAGGAACGATTTTATCTGGTGTCTTGAATTTAACAACAGGTGATTGTACTCCACCATTAGTAATGCCACCAAATCAAGGTGACTTTTTCTATGATACACATCTTAAGCGTATCTTTGTATGGGATGGTGTTAAGTGGGACTGGGCAAATACTCAAAATGAAAATGTCCCAATGGTTGACAAGTTGGGTATTGGTACTGATGGATCACAGGATGAGCGTAGTCGGCTAATTACTATTTTGAAAACACAATTAGGATACCCTACATTATGTGTAGAATTATCAGAAGATGCGTTCAATGTAGCAATCGATAATGCACTCGATGAGGTGCGTCAATTGTTAGATAATGCTTATACCCAAGATTATCTGCTGTTGAATATTTTACCAAATCAACAACTCTATGTACTAAATGATCCAAGAAATGATTCTAATCGTATAGTATCGATCAATAAAATTTATCGGTTATCCGGTTATGGTGGTTTAATCACAACAGGTGGTAATGCTGCATATTCACAAATCTTTTTACAGCAGATGTATTCGCCAGGTCAAATGGATTTAGTTTCAATCCATTTAGCAGCTCAAATGCAAGAAGAGTTTCAACGAATCTTTGCAGGTGATGTGATGTTTACATGGAATGAAAATAAACGAGAATTAATGTTACTTCGTAGATTAGCAAACAATGAACGGGTGTTGTTAGAGTGCGTTATGGAACGTACTGAACAAGAGCTACTTCAAGATCGCTATATGAAACAATGGATTCAAGGATGGGCTATGGGTGAATGTCTTGAAACATTAGGACATATACGTAGTAAATTTGCCTCATTACCTGGTGCAGGCGGTGGTATTTCACTAAACGGATCAGAATTATTATCGCAATCTGATGCCATGTTTGTAGAATTACGTAGACAGGTAAATGATTATGAAGTTGGTAATCAAGCAGGAACTCATGGTAATACTTCATTCTTTTGCGGTTAATGTCTAAAGGATTTATATGAAGGTATTGGAATTATTATCTGTACCAAAAAACAACCAATCATTAGCAGAAATAAATGAATGGTTGTTTACATTAGTTGAAGATTTTTCTACCACTAATTATGGTGGTACTCATCCAACATTTGATGATCAACACAGCCATGAGATAGGTACTGAAGATGGTTTTACAGTACGCGCCTCTAAATTTGTAGATACTGTGGCATTTGGTATTGTTAAAAATGGTAATGTGCTAGCTTATATGTGCATTGCAAAGCAACCAATACAGATTAATGGTAAACCGTATCATCGTGTTGTGCGTGAGCGAACGGATTCAGGGCATCGCGATTTAGGATTACAGGCTGCCATGTACCTGTTAATATTGAAAAAACTTAAACGCAATTTAATTGGTAATGATAAAGCTAGTATTAATGGTATGCAGATTATGAAAAAGCTAATAGCTGATGCACGATTTGATATTTCATATTACAACGATGTTGATAAAACGGTGGTTAATAAACAACCAGATGATTTATTTACACCCGCCACAGATTGGCACATAATGTTTAATTCAAAACAGTAAACCGGGAAAAATATGGCAGATAAGTATGTACCACCAGCATTATGTACTGGCACTTGGCATCTTCAAGATGATGCCGGCGATTGTGGTCAGACAACGAGTAAATTAGCAGAGCAGTATGCAGCTGAAGCTCTTGAAATTGCCGGCGCACCAATTAATGTTTTTAAATTGTTAGGTGTCCATGAGCAAGGAAAACTTATAGATTTAACAGGCTATGGGGTTGCAATATCTAATGGTAGTTCATCATTGTGTCCACCAAGCGAAGCATTTACAACACCATCTAATGGTTGGAAATCAATACAGACTGGATTAGCAGTATTGCAGGAACCAGCTTACATAGGTTATGATTTTGGAAATAAAACCGTTAATGGAATAATTAATCCAAATGCGCGCATTCCACAATACCAGAATGGTGCTCCAGTAGTTCAGCATATTACAACATTGAGAATTAAACAGGCGGTTGATCCTCTGACTAGAGCAAATCAAATCCGTATTGATCGTGGTGAAGGTAGTTTGATACCTGGTGGTATGACGTCATCACATATATCTAATGGTCTATACATTAGCAATATTGCACTATCTGATAAAGTTCAAATAAATGAAATTTTTACAATTTCTACTGTTGATGGTATTAACTTCATTGTTGTATCTAGCATCATCGGTACTGTTGGTACTACTACTGTTAATAAAGCTTTTAGAGCAGCTAGAATAGCATTTGTACTAAATGCCCCTTCACCATTACCTAGTGATATAACATCGTCTATAACTTTCACGGCTATGGTTATGTGGAAGAGAGTTGATGTTGTCAATCTTCCTAACACGAATGTGGTAGAAACTATTAGCATTAGACCATCGGCTGCATCAAGATATTGGCGCATTGTTCCAGTTATGTTTAATGGTGTCAGTTCTAATTCTAGATGGGAAATCGATAGATTAGAATTAATGAATTATGAAGCTACGTCTATTGATAACGTACAAGATTGGTTACTACAGGAAAATCGTGATAGAGATTATTCTACGCAAAGTATTACTCTTCGTTGTAGCTACACACCAACTGATAGCCTCGGCGATCTATCAAAGTTTGGATTATCTATTCTCGATCAATATGTGTTTGAATGTAGCTTTGCAAAGATGGTTGAAAATTTAGGTAGACCAATTGTAGTTGGTGACATTTTAGAAGTTCAACCTGAACTAGCATATGATCATAACTTGAATCCTATTAAGAAATATTTAGAGGTAACAGATGCTGGTTGGTCTGCTAACGGATTCACTCCTGGTTGGAAACCTATTCTTTATCGTTTTCAAGGTCAGCAATTGCTACCATCACAGGAACATAGAGATATCATAGGCTTGCCGAATACTCAACTCTATACTATAGATGACGGGTCATTCTTTAACAATGTTGCATCTGTAAATACTGCCGCAACTACAGCAAGTGAAATGATATCTGTTGCAGCATTAACAAAGGTACCAGAAACAGGTACTGATATTACTCAAGAGATACCATTAGAAGAAGTAACACAGATTACTACGCCGACTCCTACATTTATTCCTATTTCGGCTAAAGAAAGTTTGTATGTAGAGGATGGATTACCGCCGGGCGGTATTGAATATACTGAAAGTTATGGCACACTACCATCTATTAGCCCTCCTCCTGCAGACGGTGCATATCATAGAATTAATTATCCGCCAGAGATGAAGATACCTTCACGTCTTTACAAATTTTCGTTATTAAAGAATTCATGGATTTATGTAGAGACAGATAGAAGAATGGAAAACACGTCTTACAGTCAAGGTATTCAGGAATTACTAACATCAAATACACGTAAGAGCATAAAGGGTTAATATGAAAGTTAGAGAACTGTTTGAAGGTGTTACCAAACAATTTACGTCAAAAGAACAAATTGACAAATGGTGTAATAAGGTTGGTATAACCGGTTATATGATAAATGCTGATTTGTCAATTACCTGTTCTTCGATTTTATTAATGAATCAAAAATTTACGGAATTGCCTGTTAAAATTAATGATGTAATGACACTTGACATTGATAATTGTAGTAATCTATCATCATTTAAAAACTTTCCTATCACGAGTAGAAAAATTATATTAAAAGATTGTGCAAAATTAACATCATTTTCTGGTATTGCTGACAGGGTTAAATCTTGTGAAATGATTATTTGCAACACCGAAATAACATCAAATGTTCTATCTTTATTAAAAATCGAAGATTTAACACTAGAAAGACAACATAATAGACCGAAATGGATGCAAATCGTTAATAATCATCTCCCGAATACTAAAGGTAATCAAGGGATTATGGATTGTCAACGTGAATTGATAGATGCCGGATTAGCCGAGTATGCAAAACTTTAAGGAACAATAATGGCAATTAACACATTTTTCTATGATGAGCAACTGAAGAATTATATTCTCCAGTTCGCTGCAGTGTTTACCGGTATGCACTATATGACCGGCTTTGGTGCACTGGATCCAACTACTGGTGAAAATACTCCTCCACAATTGGTACCTATTCCTGTTCACGTTGGTAGTAAAGACAGAGTTGTTGCAGCAATTGCTGCTGGAAATACACAGAATAAACCATTTGGCTTACCGATAATGAGCGTCAATTTAGCTAATTTGGAATTAGCACCAGAGCGTCGTCATGGTACCAATATTATGGATAGACGGGTTACCTTGAAATACGGCGGCGTCTTTCCAGAAGATTTAACTGTTGTCAGACGTGTTATGCCAATTCCATATAATGCACAAATGGAATTAATTCTATATGCCTCTAATACTCAACAAATGCATCAAATGTTAGAACAGATTTTGTTGATGTTTGATCCAACACTCCAAATTCAAACAAGTGATAGTAATTTCGACTGGACGAAGATAACAAGTATCGAGTTAACAGGCATCAACAATGAAGAGAATTATCCATCTGGCACTGATCGTAGAATGGTTATTTGGAGTTTAAATTTTGCAATGCCATTGTGGATTAGTGCACCAATGGATACTAAAGATCAGATAGTGAAAGAAATCTACATAAGAATCGGAGATTTATCAGAGTTTAATGTTAGTGAAGTGAATGAAAATGGCGAATTACAACCATTTAGCAATGTGTATTTCAACCGAGATAAGAATAATGATGGTGTAAATGATGGTTATTCAATACGAGTGTCGGGAACACCCTAAATAACAAAAATTTTAAGGTGTTTTACCTGCAATCAAATAAATAATTCATCAAAATAATATCTCTGTGTTTGAGATGTTTGATTAATAAGTTTGATTTTCAATTATAGGAGAAACTAATGGGTACATTAGTTAGCGCTGGAGTTTCCGTCACCATTACAGACGAAAGCTTCTATATTCCGGTTTCAGCACCGACAGTTCCACTGTTTTTTGTTGCAACCAACGAAAACAAGTTCCAGCCAAACGGTGTTACCGTAGCAGCTGGCACAAATGAACATTCAGTAGTTCGTACTGTTACTTCATTAGCACAGAGTGTGCAGTTATATGGTGTACCTAGCTTCCGTAAAGACGTTGCTGGTTATCAAAAACATGGCGACGCTCGTAACGAATATGGTTTGTTTGCATTAAATCAATTCTTAGGAATTGGTAACCGTGCATTTGTTGTACGTGCTGATGTTGATTTGCGTGATGCATCATCGACATTGCTAGTTCCAAATGCTCCCGTGTTTACACCTGTCGGCAACCCTGTTGCTAATGGTGGATTTACACAAAAAATCACAGCTATTAATGTTAGTGTAGGTGGTGCCGGTTATATTACTGCTCCATTGGTTACTTTCGTCGGTGGTGGCGGTACTGGTGCAACTGCAGTAGCAAATGTTGCTAGTGGTGCGGTCACGAGTATTACTGTAACGAATGCCGGTTCCGGTTTTACCTCAGCCCCAACGGTTACGTTAACTGGTGGCGGTGGCGTAGGTGCAACGGCCGGTACAGTCACTTTGACAAATGATATCACTGTTGATTCATTAGGTGTAGCTGAAGCCTGGACGATCACATTTACAAGTTCTACTACATTCAATGTTTATGGTACAGTATCTGGACCAGCTGGTTCAGGCACTGTTGGTCAACTGTTCGATAATGATAATTTGATTTTCCAACTCTATTCGGGTACAACTGCTTACACGATCGGTGATTCCTATGAAATCACTATCACATCAACTCTAATGAATCAACCTCTCGGTGCAAACGATGCAGCTAAACGTGTTGCTATTACTACGGCTCTTCAAGCTGAAATTAACAGCAATACTGAAATTAGATCAGAAATGTACGAATACAATTTGATTCTGTGCCCTGGTTATCCAGAGGTTGTAGACGAATTGCTAGCTCTATCTACTGCTATTCAAGATGAAGCCTTCGTTGTTGCTGATACGCCTTTTAATCTTGATCCAGATGCAACTGCTAATTGGGCTATGACTTCTGCTCGTCAGTTTAATCATAGTGCAGCTTACTACTATCCACATGGTTTAGCTTCTAACCTTGATGGTGTTGACGTATTTGTTGCTTCTTCAGGCATTGCTTTACGTACTATTGCTTATTCTGATCAAGTATCAGAACTCTGGTTTGCTCCAGCTGGTGCTCGTCGTGGTATTGTTACTGGTGTTTCCAAGGTTGGTTATGTTTCAGGAACGCTTGGTACTGCTACAACGTTTGTTGAATGTAATCTTAATCAAGGTCGACGTGATAATCTGTATGAATCACAGAAGAATATCAATCCAATTGCATTCTTCCCTGGCCGTGGTTTGATAGTATGGGGACAGAAGACCAGTGCTCCAGCATCTAGTGCACTAGACCGTATCAACGTTGTTCGTTTGCTGATTTATGTTAAACGTCAACTTAGAAAAGGTGCATTCCCATTCGTATTTGAACCAAATGATCAGTTAACACGTGATAACCTGAAAGCTTCTACTGATGGATTCCTGTCTGACATTATGATCAAACGCGGTCTTTATGACTTCGTTACTTTGAGCAATGACTCAAATAACACGCCAACCCGTATTGATAGAAACGAACTTTGGATGGACGTAGCTTTGAAACCAGTAAAAGCTGCCGAATTTATTTACATCCCAATTCGCGTTTTGTCAACTGGCGCTTAATTGAAATAACAGGAGACAAATATGTCAACAATTAATGATATCGGTATCCCAGGTGTAGGTAGTGGTATTCTTGCACCTAAGCTGCAAAATCGTTGGAGAGTTTCTTTCATCGGTATTGGTGGTAATCAAGGTGGTAGCAATGCAGCTAATTTGTCATTGCAAGCCATTACGATCAGCCGTCCAAACTTATCGTTTGAAGAAATTAAACTTGATCGTTATAACTCAACCTCATATGTTGCTGGTAAACATACATGGGACCCATGTAGCTTAACTGTGCAAGATGACGTAACAGGTTTAGCTTCACGTGTTGTTCAAGATCAACTTCAAATGCAGCAGTATTTGATTGGTTCACAAGGTCCTTGGTTAGGCGCTGGTGCTACAGCATCTGCATACAAGTTTGCAACTAAGCTTGAAATGCTAGATGGTCATGGTACTGGTAGTTTATCTGCTGGTGTTTTAGAAACATGGTTAATGCAAGGTTGTTATATTGCATCCGTCAACTGGAACACTGTAGATTACAGTAGCTCAGAAGCTGTAACAATTGAATTGTCAATTCGCTTCGACCATGCTGTGCAGACGCTCAATGGTACAGGTTATGGAACCTCGATAGGCGGCATGGGTGCCTAGGTCTAACGACTAATTACCTCTCACATTCTTTCATGGGTGTGATGATAAAAGGACTGCTGAAAGGCAGTCCTTTTTCTTTTTCTTTTGCAATAAATAATACATTACTACATTTAATGAATAAGCAAAATGGTCGATATTACAGGTCTATTAAATTCAAGTGGCATCCATCCTGAAAAGGCTGCTGCTGATCTATTAGGGGCACAAATAGATCTTCATAACAGTTACGGGTTAGGTGGTATTGCAGCCAGTGCTATCTCTCAAAACTTTCAGGTAGGTAATACTGTCAATGAGGGGTCTATTGATCCAGGCGGAGAAATATTTGGTGGTAGATTTGAATCAACACGGTATGCTAGCGATCTTATTCAGTATGCACCTAAGCATCGTTTTCTATTCAAAGTATTCTTTAGATTTGAGACCCCATATATAACATCAGGTGGCGGAAATATTCAAGATCAACACGTGTTCAGTTATATGGTAAAGTTGATTGACAAACCTAAGGTGACATTTGAATATGAGCCTGTCAACTATTACAATTATAAGACACAGATACTGAAAGCAGTTCGGTATGACCCATTGAATATTACGTTCTATGATGATAATCAAAATAAGGTTCTTGATTTCTTCGTAAAGTATCAACAAGCTCATAACCCGATTTCACGTTTCAAACCAACAGAAACAAATAATGAATACCGTGACGGCGGTATGGGCTTCACTATGCCAGGTAATGACAGTGATAGATATTCTGGTAATCGCGGTGTGCTGCGTGAAGACAAACCACGAATGCTCACACATTTAATCCTTAGACAGTATTTCGGTAATGGTTACCATTCAAATGCTTTCTATTTTGTTAATCCGCGCATTGAAAGTTTTGACTTTGATAACGTAGATCACGAAGAAGGCGGTAGCGGTAACTCAATGGTCGCATCATTCAATTATGATTCACTTTATGTCGAATCTTTTGATACTGCGCCAGCAACGCCTATTAGCAATCAAGATGGTGATAATCAGTTATGGGGAACACGAGATATTCTCGGATATGGATTACCTGGATCTGCACCAACCTGGCAACAAATGGGCACACAGAATCGTATGGCTAGAAATATGAGTAACATTGGTGGTAGTGTGCTAGGTCAAATTGCTGGAACAAAAGTAGCTTCAGTGTTACGCAATAGTGGTTTTGAGCGTGCGTTTCCAACATTCTCTGGTGATATTATAGGTTCAGCTGCAACTATATCAGGTAATGCATCAAAGTCGGCATTATACCAAGCATCACAAAATGTAAATCAGTCGAGTGCCGGTACCAATAATGATTTTGGTGCCAATGTGACAGTTATTTCTGATCCTGCAGTCTCGAATGCTGCAAGCAACACGCATTATATCCCACCAGTCGATCCATATGCTGCAACATCAACGCGAGCCAGCAGATTAGAACCAATGGATTTTAATGCATCTAAACCAGATTTAACGGCATTTTAAGGAACATATGGCTGCTAGAGGACGTTTTATACCTAAGAATCCAGGCAAGTATATGGGTCATCGATTAAAATGCTTATTGTGTGATAGAGAGTTTGATAATAAGAATGGTTTGAGTAGACATATAATATGGACTCACAAAATAACAACAGAACAATATTATGTTGATCACATAAAAGGTTTAGTAAATACCTGTATTCGTTGCGGAGATAGCACAAAATTTCTAGGTATAATTGAAGGATATGCTATATCCTGCGGTCATTCCTGTAGTCAATTTATGAATAGAGAACGTATTAAAGCAGATAAAGATAAATATGCAGAATACAATAAAAATATTTCAAAAGCCGTAGGAGAAATATGGAAAACTAGAGAAGTTACTGGAGAAAATATTAATATTCGTAAGAAAATAGGTGAGTCTATAAAGCGCAATAATTTATTATTGTCTAAAGATGAAATGAATATGAAATATGGTTGGCTTAATAAATTATCGGGTGATGAATATGAAAAAGCAGTTAAAAATGATTTATAACAGATCATTTGGTAACTGGTGGAACTCTGCATCAGATGAAAGAAAATTAGAAGTATACAAATTGCGCGCAATTTCGATTACTAAGGCCTGGACCGAAAGATTTGATGAAATAATTGCTAAGCGGCGGTTAACAGAAAAACAGACAATATCATTTATTTATGATGCTAGAATAGAAAATGATCTAACTATTGACGAAATGACATTTATTTATGAGGCGTTGACATAAATGGCAGTAAGAGCAAAGTTTAACCCACGACACCCTGAAAAATATATGGGAAGTACCTCTAATATTTGGGCCCGCTCCTCCTGGGAAATTAGATTTATGACCTTTTGTGATAGTAATCCATCAGTACTTAAATGGGCTAGTGAAGAAGTCAAGATACCATACATAAAACCGACTGACGGTAGAGTGCATTATTACTTTCCTGATTTTATCATCGTATATAAAGACAAAACTGGTAATGTGCAACGTGAAATTATTGAGATTAAACCGCTTAAAGAAACAAAGCTCACAGCTAGAAGTTCTGAATATGACAAATTAGCAATTGCGATCAATGAAGCTAAGTGGACAGCCGCAAATGCATTTGCTGAATCTCATAATATGAAATTTAGAATTATGACAGAGGCTACACTGTTTGCTGGTGGTGTACCCGCTAAAAAGGCTAGAGTTATTAGGAAGAAGAAATGAAACTACAAGAGATAATGGAAGCTGCTGATAAAAAATCTTTAGCAGTAACAGATTTAGTTTTTAATATCGATAGTCTCAAACGTGAAGGCTTCATGTTATTACCTGATCTTCAATACGTGGCACCTAAAGGCACCCGTATGAAGGAGTGGAAAGATGATTTTAGATTGCCGGCTAATCTTAGATTAACTTCACTAGAAGGATGTCCTGAACACATCACAGGAAATTGTGAAATTAGTAGTGGAGTACTTCTGACATCATTAAAAGGATGTCCTAATATTGTTGATAGGTCCTTTACGCTAACCTCATTAGGAATAAAAGATTTAATCGGTGGACCATCTTCTGCTACACATTATACCATCAATGGTGTTTTTGGTGATCATTCACAATTAGAATCATTGGAAGGGTCACCTACGAATTGTACTGCTTTCTATTTGTATAGTTGCGGAAAATTAACATCATTAGCCGGTATAACTAAAAAACTAAGGGCTCTTAGTATACAGGACTGTGGTAAAATAAACAATTTCAAAAACTTGAATAAGGATATTCAGTCTTTAGAGACATTATCATTGACAGATATTATTATTATTTCAAATATATTGAGTCTCATTCTAATTAATAACTTAAACAATATACCTATAATCTTTAGTAGGATGTCTGAACACAGCGATGAAGCAAAAAATATGAAGACAGCATTCAATATCTTGCGTAAATATTTAGGCAAAAGCAATCAAGGTGTTATGGATGCTCAACGCGAATTAATAGATGCCGGTTTGCAGGAGTTTGCAAAGCTATGAGAGTTATTGAATTACTTGAAAATTTAACTGGTGATATAAATCTGTATGGTAAAACGATTAACCGTAGATTGATTACTAAAGAGTTACCATCTAAATGGGATGGTCCTTTTGATTGTGCTCAAGAAAATTTAACATCTTTAGAAGGTTGTCCTGAGGAAATTAATGGTGATATGTGGTGCTTTGATAATCATCTAACTTCATTAAAATATTCACCTAGGAAAATAATAGGTGCATTCGATTGTTCAGGCAATCAATTAACGAATTGCATCGGAGCACCAGACCATATTACTAAAAAGTTATTGCTGGCGAAAAACAGCTTTAAGCACTTAAAGAATATCCATAAACAGTTGAAGTACGTTGGGAATCAAATAGACCTTTCAGGTAACGAAATAACTTCACACGTACTTGGTTTATTACTAATTGAGGGTGTTAGATGGGTGTATTTAGATACTGTCCCTGTTGCTAAAATTCTTAACAAATATCTACCTAACCATGACGGCAATCAAGGTGTTATGGAATGTCAACGTGATTTAATAGATGCAGGTTATCCGGAGTTTGCAAAATTATGAAAAGAATTAATCCAATTGAAGAAGCATTTAATATCGAACCATCAACCATGTTAGGTTCTGGTACATATGATGCTACATATGTTGCTGAGCCTATTGTTCAGACTGAGATAGTACAAGCTGAACCAGTAGATCAAACTATTCCACCACCTAAAGACTGTGAAGATCAAGAAATCTTTAGTAAGCTGGAAGATATCCATTCTAAAGCAATTACCGCTTTTCAGAATCAAACTGAAATGGTTGAAATTGTCGATCCAAAATTTGCAGCTCGTAATGCCGAAGTCGCTGCGCTGTATCTAACTGCTGCATTAAATGCCGTCAATATGATGTCACGTGTTAAAGATGGTCGCGAGAAACGCCGTGATACCGCAAAGGGTCCAACAACAGTTAATAACAATCTTGTTCTTACTGACAGAAATTCCGTAATGAAAATGATTCTTGCTGGATTACCTGGTGCTGCACCTATTGAAGAAGAAAAGAAATGAGAAGCTTTAAAGACTTTTTATTAGAAGAAGACTATGAAACTGAAGAAGGTACCTTATTAGGTAAAGGACCTCATGGACTTAATATTAAGGTGATTACTAAAGATACACCAAATCAGAAATGGGGCGGTTATTTTGATTGTTCTTCAATGAGATTGTCATCACTTAAATACTGCCCTAAAGAGATTAATGGATATTTTAGCTGTTCGAAGAACCAAATAACTACATTAGAATATGCTCCCAAAAAAATTACTGGAGTATTCTACTGTGAAAATAACTCAAAATTAACATCTCTTAAAGATATTCATAAGTATATTGAATACCTTGCCGGCATCGGTGGATTCAATTTTCAAGGTACTCCTATTACATCACACATTTTAGGTTTAATCTTGATAGACGGTCTTACCCCAAAGACACAATTAGAAGCAGACCCAGGAAGCGATTTATTAAAAGCTTTCGACATTATTAAGCCATTTTTAGGCAAAGGTCGCCAAGTTGTTATGGATGCACAACGTGAATTGATTGATGCTGGATATCCGGAGTTTGCGAAACTCTAATTCCTGAAAACGTGTCGGTGCGATTATAAATATTCTTATGTTTATAATCATAAAGCGATAAAATGGCAAACACATTAGAAGAGTTAGTAAAGAAACCACACTTACAAGAGCATTTTACTAATGAGCAATTAGCAGAAACAGCACGTTGTACTGTTGATCCGATTTATTTTATGAAGACGTATGTTAAGGTTCAACACCCAAAACGTGGCGTTGTTCCTTTTCTACTTTATCCATATCAAGAGCGTCTTGTTACGGCGCTTTTGAACAACACTCAGACTGCTGTTTTACAATCACGGCAAAGTGGTAAGACACAAGTTATCGCTATTTTCTTGCTATGGGAAGCTATCTTCTATCCAGACAAGACCATCCTGATTGCATCTAAGAACTTCGCTCACGCTGTCGAAATTATGGATCGCCTGAAGTTCTCGTATGAAGAACTTCCAGTATGGCTCAAACCCGGCGTCCTATTCTACAATCGTATGTCTGTTAAGTTTGATAATCAGTCAGTGATTCGTTCAGAAGGTACTACTGAAAAGACAGGTCGAGGTCTTTCTCTTTCAAGATTTTATTGGGACGAAATGGCGTTCGTGAATCCCCGTATTCAAGAAGCCCTGTGGACATCTCTCGCACCTACACTTTCGACTGGTGGTTCTGCTATCGTATCATCAACACCTAATGGTGATAGTGATCTGTTTGCAAATACTTGGCGAGGAGCGGTATCAGGAACAAATGATTTCCATGCATTCGAAGCTAAATGGGATGAGCATCCAGAACGCAGTGATGATTTCAAAAAAACGATGATCAAGTCGATTGGTCCAGTTAAATTCAGACAAGAATTTGAAAATGAATTCTTATCATCTGATCCACTGTTGATCTCCTCTGTAAAACTGATTACGTTAAAAACGATTCAACCAATCAAAACTGAAATGGGCTTTGATTTTTGGATAGATAAACCTGATAAACGAAAAACATATCTAGTAGGTGTTGACGTTGGTACTGGAACAGGTTCAGACTTTAGTACTATTCAAGTATTTGAATTTCCGTCATTAATTCAGGTGGCAGAATTTAGAAACAACACATTGACTATTCCAATGTTTTACCATAAAGTGAAATGGATTCTTAAATGGTTAGAACAAACTGATGAGCGAACAAAGAAGAATGAAATTTATTGGTCATTTGAAAACAATGGAGTTGGTCATGCCATTGCATCTCTCTATAATAATGATGAGAATCCACCAGATGCAGAATTGATCGGTAATGATCCAAAAACCGTTGGCACAGTTACTACGGGTAAGAACAAGATTTTGGTATGTTTGCAACTTAAATCGTTAATTGAAAAAACCAAGAACAATATGGTTGTTAATTCTGCTAAATTACTGTTTGAATTGAAAAATTATATGGCAAGAGGTGGTAGTTATGCAGCAAAATCAGGTGCGACAGATGACTTAGTATCAGCAGTTCTAGTCGTATTGCAAATGATTCGGCGTATGGCAGACTTCGATGAAAACGCCCATAAGCAAACTTATGGGTATGATGAAATGGATATGCAAGATGCTGACCCGGCAGATGATGAACCCATGCCTTTTGCAATGCTATAAATAAAATTTTACTTAATAAGATGAGGTTAACATGGATGTTTTTATCGGTTTGATTGTTGTTACCATAATTATCGTTTTAATTCTGCGACCACAGAAACAAAATTTGGTTGACACCCCAGATATGCAAACTACTTTTTCACCGGATCCAGTTTTGGTGAATGAGGAAGTCGTACTAGTTGAAGTCACCCCGGTCGCCGAAGTAGTTCAACCTGTTGAAGCACCAAAACAGATTGTGCGAAAGAAACGTAGACCTGCTCAAGAGGTTATAGTCGTGCCGCAAGTCGTGCCGCCAGTAGAGCCTCAGAAACCGGCAAGAAAAAAGAAATCTGCACCACCTCCTGCTCAAGTAGTTCAAAAACCTGCACGTAAGCCAAGAACACCAAAAGCTGTAAAATAAAGTTTACTTAATCGTAAATCAGTATATAATGCATCTAGTACGAAATTACTAGGTGCATTAATGCTTTCTAACCTCACATATGCTATTTAAATCGCATACTGACTGTTATATTGTCAATCATCGTCACCTAGCTGTATCATAATTCGCACTGACTCTCTTTGCCTACCGAGATTATTTGCGAGGCCGCTAAAGTTCAGTAATAAGATAACTAGATGTGGGCTATTTCCTGCATCTTATCAAAGAGAATAATATGTCTTGGAATCATAGAGTTATTAAACGTACAATCGTCGGTTTATCTGGGACACCAGATGAATACAGTGAAGATCATTTCAGTATCGTAGAAGCATATTATGATAAAACTGGAAAGCTAGATGGGTGGACAGTGAACGACATTGCCCCATATGGTGAAACTATTAATGAGTTGCGCGAAAATTTAATGCAAATGTTGAAAGCATTAGATAAAGATGTTATAGTAGATAGTATTCCCTGATATATCCCGATGTTAATCAATAGAAGAGGTGTGTATGGCTCAAAAACTGAAAGAAGAAGTGACAATTTCGATTATGCTGGTACAAAATGGTTATTGTGTTAGTGGTCAAATGCCAACAGAAAAACCAGATGGTACTGGCGTAGAACTGTCATATTGTACGCATATATTTGCACGTGATGTTCACGTGCTCAAGTTTATCAGAGATTTGCTTCCACAATTAGAAGCATTTGAGGCAGTATAAGGAGCAATCATGGTAATTTTTTTAATTGAATTTGTTGTGATGGTGTTATTTTTTGCATTTGTTATATCACAACTAATTATACCATCTATTAATGGCAGACCGTTATGTCCAATGTTTAGAAAAACATCTAAACTTGAAAATGAAATTGAACAGGCACAACAAGATGTATATGATGATGAAGTACAAGAGATTTTGAATAAGGTACGTAGTCGTAGAGCAACTGCAGTTGAACAAGAAACAAACCAATCTAAACAACCTAAGGAGTAAATGATGGTAGATTTTACAGATGTTGGAAGTAAGCCTAAGCGCACTTTTCGAAATATGATGTACCTGGTATTAGGCGTAATTGTACTTATTTGCTCACCTTTTATTGTAATGGGTTCATTTGAAGACCTAGATGCGAAAGAGATTATGGTGATCCAATCAGTGTTTGGTGAATTACGGGTATATACTGAACAAGGACCAAAATGGCAAGGATGGGGAAAAGTTACCAAGTATCCTCGTCGTGATCAGTATTCATTCAGCTCAGCAAAAGATCAAGGCAGCACCGGCGATCAATCCATTCGCACCGGTTTCAATGACGGTGGCGAAGGAAAAGTTTCTGGTGTGATGAGCTGGGAAATGCCGTTGAAAGAAGATCAGGTTATTCGTCTTCATAAAGAGTACAATAGTTTTATTGCTATTGAACAACAATTGATTCGCCCAATGCTCGAAAAGGTTATTTTTGGTACTGGTGCCACAATGAGTTCTTTTGAATCGAACTCAGAACGCAAGTCTGAAATTCCACAAACGATTGATGATCAATTGCAAAATGGTCCATTTTTGACAAAGGTTGTTGTTACCAATGTTAAGGACACTATCACGAAAGAAGAAAAGACTGTTCGCGCTGTACAAGTAGCAACAGACGAAAAAGGTAAGATCATTCGTGCTTCTGCTTCCACTATCCGGGAGTATGGCATTACGCTTTCACCAGTGACGGTAAATGCTATTGACTATGAAGATAAGGTTAAGAAACAGATCGCTGAACGTCAATCTTCTACTCAAGCAGTTCAATTGAGTATGGCAGCTGCTGTCCGCGCTACACAGGATGCTGTAACAACTGAACAGCAAGGTCGTGCAGATGCTGCTAAAGCTAAATGGGCACAAGAAACTATAAATGCAAAAGATATTGCAGAAGCTGAAAAAGGCAAGAAGGTTGCTGAACTTGCTGCTCAAACGGCTGAACAAGTTAAACGTAAGTTGATCCTTGAAGGTGAAGGTGAAGCTGCTAAGAAACGTTTAGTAATGGAAGCCGACGGTGCTCTTGAAAAGAAACTTGAAGCTCTTGTAAAGATCAATGGTTATTGGGCTGATGCTACTGCTAAGGCACAACCTGGTGCATGGTCTCCAGTTGTTTCTATGGGTAAGTCTGGTGCTGGTGGTGATAGCAATTCTGCTCAATCACTAGTTGAACTGCTTACTGCTTCAAAGGCACAGCAACTCGGTCTTGATATGAAAATTCCAGTAAATGCTGGTAAACGGTAATAGTTATTATATCAATGGTGCCTGTTAATTCAGGCACCATTTTTAACTAGGAGACAAAATGATAATCTTTTCATATTTTCCAATAATTGAACTACTGATCTTTTTCATTGCAATATGTGTATACACCTATAATGAAACTGTTATCTCAGGGTTTATGTTATTCGGCGGCATTATTGCATTGTGGTACTTTGATAAGTTACCATTCAAGTTAACTGATTACGAAACTGTTGCATATTATGCTTTAGGATTCATTGTTGGTGGTTTAATTATTATGCTCGTCAAATGGTTAGAATATATCCATAAGATCGCAGAAGCTATTAAAATAGAACGTGATGCATTCGATGATGCTGCACGTAAACATTTGGTAGTTTCATATTCAGACTTACCAAATAATGAATATGCGATGTTAGGCTATTCTTATTAAAACGATCTAATAATATTCTTAACCGGTTTATGTCAAAGCAACCACTGTATGCTACTGATATTAAGGAAATAAAATCACGTGAAGAATTAGTAACAATGTTTACACCACTTATTTCAAAGCATTTAGCAAAATTGACTGAATGGTTTATTCAGTGGCCGATCGTATTAGGTGATCTCATCTTCAATAAGCTATTACGATTCATTGGTAGAAACATCGTCAAACCATTCAATTACATATTTAAGCATATTGCAAAAATGTTGGTTCGTAGAGCTATTGGTGAAATGCTGCAACCAGAAATAGTGCTTAGTGGTAATGGTGAACCTATCGAAATTAACGTTCGCAGAAAACAATAATGCAAATTGAAACTGTATCAGGACGCTTGGTTGATCCAAGCGCTCCACTTCCTGAAGATATTGATATTCAGGATATCGCATGGGGCTTATCGCGCATAGCGCGATTCGCCGGCCATACTATTACAACTATTCCGTATAATGTTGCGCAGCATTCAATTTATGTTGCACATTTGGTTGATTTGATAATCACTGATCCGAGTAAATTCCCTGGATTAGGTGCGTGGATACCATACAACACTTGGTATATTGGTAATGTGCATTATGAGTCATTGGTTCAATTGGTTAATGAAAGTTATGGTGGCAAACCGTCATATTTATTAAAGGCACTGTTACACGATGCCTCTGAAGTTTATACGGGTGATATGCCATCTCCAGTGAAACATATTCCTGAACTCCGTCCAGTTTTCAAAAAGATTGAGCATGGATTAATGGATGCAATTTATCAGAAATTTAATTTAGCAACTGATGTTCCTGGTAGCGGTATTGCAGAAGGGCTAATCAATTATGCTGATAAATTAGCTCAGCGTATTGAAGCATACCAGTTTATGCCATCTAGAGGTAAACATTGGGAAGGATTACCTGATGCATCACTAATAATGATTCAGGAATTTCCTGCGCCAATGCAAGCACTTGACAGTTATTCAATGTTTATGCAAACGTTCAAAACGTATAGTGAAAATTATCGTAAAAGAGCAGCAAGTGATGATGGGTCATTTCAATAACAGTAAAAATAGATTTACTTCTTTTGCCATTTGTGATATAATGAATGTATTAAAGCTAATGTTGATAGGATAAGAAGATGAATAACGTATTGCAGACTTTGCCAGTGTTTGAAAAGTTTATCACCATTCCAGAATACGGTGAAATGGTGAAACTGACTGAGAATTCACCTTGGCATAGGGAAGAGTCTGTTATTCGCCATACTCAGATGACCATTGAATGGTATAACACTCATTTTGCTCATCTGCGTAGTCCTCGTCAGCAAATGCTAGCAAAGCTCGCTCTGCTGTTCCATGATACTGGAAAGCCTGCTGCTAAGCAAGAAAAGTTTAAGGTTGATCGTGGTAATTATTTGTCATTTGGTGGTCATGAACAGGTGTCAGCTCGTGTCTTTGAAAACTTTATGGCTTCTAATCCAGAATTCATAACGCAACTGAATATGGATTGGAAAGATGTATCAGCTATTACCTTTATGATCGAAAATCATCTTCCATTCGATTTGAAAAAGGACAAATTGCAGAACCTGCACAAAGCATTGCAATTCTACTTGGGTAAAGATGATGCTATTGTGTTTACTGACGTTGTTCAGTCAGATGCACATGGTCGTATTTCTGATGATGCAGACGTTAAGCTTGCCCGAGTTGCAGACTGGGTAGAAATGTTCAACTCTTTTGAATCAACTGATGCGGACATTTCTACTCTTGCTACTATGTATATTCCAATTGGTGCTTCTGGCTCCGGTAAGAGTACCTGGACAAAGGAAGTTATTGCTAATGCTCACAACCGCCGTGATATCGTAACTGTATCACTCGATCAATATCGTCTTATGTTTTATGCTGATGCTCATAAAATTCCATTTCGTGAATTGATCGAATCATCTAACACTGATCAAGTTATTCTTTATCGTGATGCATTTAATTATGCTGTCAATAATGATAAGTTTTTCCGTAAGTTTTACAATGAAGATTTTAATGATAAGTTGAAATCTGGTATTGATATCATTCTAGATAACATGAACACTTCACGTAAGAGCAGAAAATATTGGATTAATGCAGCAAAACCGAAAGGGTATGGAATTGTAGGTGTTATTTTTCCAATCAGCAAAATTGAATTAATGAATAGGGCTGCTCTTCGACGTGATAAAAAGGTACCATTTGAAATTGTTATGCGGCAGTATGGCAGTGTTTCGTTACCATGGGTAGGTAGTGAAGTTGATGAATTGATTATCAATATGAACAACATAAAAGGAATTATATGAAAATTGTAAGCATGTCAGTAGCTATTATGGCAGCAGTGTTCATTGGGGTAGGTATTACTGGTTGTTCAGATGCGAAACGAAAACAATTCACAACTATCGGTTCACCTGCAAAAGTAACTTGTTATTCTGGTGGCAAAGTGATTTATGATGGCACATCAACTGGTAAAGTTATGACTGAGGAGGGTAGTGATGGTTGGTTCTTTGAAGATGCTGCTACCAATAAACTAATTCGGGTTTCTGGTGATTGCGTAATTATTAATTAAGGGTAAAAATGATCATTCAACTGTTTTCTGATATTCACCTCGAATTTTATCATCGAGGTAATCGGACTGATAAGCACGTCGTTGTACATCCTGATACCGACGTGGTGGTGATGCCCGGCGATGTTGATGTTGGTATTGGTGCATTTGAATATTGTTGCTATCTGGCTGATACATATCATAAGCCTGTAGTTTATGTTCCAGGTAACCATGAATATTATCAGAACGATTATCGCAAATTGACTGATGAGTTTTTAGCTGCTACTCATCCACTAGTACACATTCTGATTAACAAACAGGTGGTAATTGACAATGTGCGATTTGTAGGCGGAACACTCTGGACCGATTTTGCATTGTATGAAAACTCAAATCGTATGCCTACCGTGAAAGAAGCTATTGATTCTGGTGATGCTCGATTAAATGATTTCCGCATGATTAGAAATGGTAAAGATAGGTTTGCTGCTATTACATCCAAACAGGAACATGAAGTCACCAAGATGTTTATTGACAAGGTTCTCAATACACCGTTTGATGGCAAAACTGTTGTTGTTACTCATCATGCACCTCACCCAAAGAGTATTAACGAGAAATATGCGGCTAGTGAACGTATTCTCAACTCATATCACAAATTACCAGGTGAGGATATGAGTTGGAAAGCAAATCCGTGTTTTGCTTCTAATCTCGAACCTCTATTAGCTAAAGCTAATATTTGGTTGCATGGACATGTCCATGACTCATTTGAATACACCGTGCGAAATTGCCGGGTTTATGCGAATCCGCGCGGATACCCAGTTCTTGATATGAATGGTGAACCGCGTTATGAAAATCGATTGTACAATCCGTGTTTCCAAATTGATCTATGACCGATTCAATAGATAGACTTAATACCCAGTGTACTGAATGTAAAACGGGTACATACCAAGAAACTACATTGCAAGCTGATTGGTATGGTGTTTTGTGTTGCACTAGGTGTGGTCATCAGGTAAAACGTCATTATACTAAAGCATCACTGAAACCAAAAAATGAGGATGTTTAATTTTGCACACCTTTATTAACAGCAAATTACTCGACCATGTAATGTCGAATTATGCATTAGATTTAAATGGTATTCATGGTAAAGCACATTGGTCGAGAGTTAGATATAATGGGGTTATTTTACATAATGCAATGAATCAGCAGGGATATTTTTCAGATCGTGGAGTAATAGAATTGTTTGCATTTATCCATGATAGTCATCGTGAGTTAGATCATGGTGATGAAGAGCATGGTATTAGAGCAGCTGAATTTTGTAAGCAACAAAATGGTAATTTGTTCAATCTTAGTGAAGCTAGACTTCAATTATTGTATGATGCCTGTTTCGGTCATACCACCGGTCTTCATCATTCTAATTTAACGGTTCAGATATGTTGGGACTCTGATAGATTAGATATCGGCCGGTGTAAAGAGTTTGTTGATCCGTATTTTCTAGGCACGCCTGCGGCGAAATCTGACAACATCTTTAATTCAGCAGTAATTCGTAGTCGTAATAACGAATATTGAAAATAATTACAAAAAGAGTTTACTTCATATGTAGTTTGTATTATAATGAATCTGTAGTAAAACAAAGCATAATCCCTCTGTTGTAAGCCCCGATGATAGAAGTTAGCGGCGCTCTATAAATAATATTGCGTAGGTAATACCATGATGCCCTTCCGATGAATGGGGTAGAACCGCGTGCTTTTGTTGACTTTAAATTTTGAAATTAACTTTTAGTAGCATACTTTGGAGAATTAAAATGGCATTAACAGCTCAAGAACGTTTAGCACGTCTCAACGCCGCTTTTGATAAAAAAGGCGGAAGTGAAAATACCGGTAATCAAAACTGGAAGCTCTTCTATCCCTTCTGGAAGATGCTAGAAAATCAAACCGCAGTTGTACGTTTTCTACCTGATGCAGATGATGACAATCCTCTGATGTTCCTCTCTGAGAATCATACGCATAAACTCGTAATCAATGGTGAAGAAAAAACCGTTCCTTGCTTGAAAATGTATGATGAAAGTTGCCCAATTTGCGAACTTTCTGCTCGTTACTATGCAGAAAAGAATGATGCAATGGGTAAGAAATATTACCGTAAGAAAGAATATATTGGTCAGGTTCTGATCATTGAATCTCCGATCGATTACGATCAAGCTCAACTTGTTAAGTTGATTAGTTTTGGTCCAAAGATTTTCCAACGTATTCAAGCAGCATTTAAGTCTGGTGACCTTGAAGTTCCACCATTTGAATTGAAGGGTGGTTACAACTTCCGTCTTAACAAGACAAAGTCTGGTCAATGGGCTGATTATAGCACATCATCATTTGCCCCACGGGCAACAGATATCGATGATGCACTTATCACACAGCTCGAACTCTATGATCTCAAGGAATACCGCACACCAAATATGGATCGTACTGTTCTAGAGGCAATGTTGATTGCAGATCAGACCGGTGCATCCATGGCTCCTGCAACTCCTGCTCCATCTGCTCCTGCAACACAAGCTCCTGCAGCTTCTGCTCCATCTGCACCTGCCGCTTCTACTCCTCAAGCGTCAGAACCTGCAGCTCCTGCAACTCCTGCTAGTAC